AATGTCCAACTAGCACAAATGAGTTTACCTACTTCCAGAACTACCCCCATTATCATAATTGCTGTGGTAGCACCCGAAAAGATGGCCATCAAACCAACTATAGAATACCAAGCAGCAACACAACTTATTGCTAATGCTGTAAAAAGTGTAAGTAACCCAAAATACATTTAACTTCCAAAAAAACTTTCTAATGTTGATACTTTCTCTGTATGCCAACCAACAGCATCTAGAATAACTTTCATCGGTTCAACAAATGATTTCTCAAACATCTTATCATAATCGATATACGCTTCAAGTTCAAGTTCTGGTGGAAGTTGATTCATAATTCCAATCGCATCTCCGCCCACCATATTCTGTTTCTTGAGATAAGCAAACTTTATCTTCTCTCCATCCTTGATTACTGGATAATCGTTAGTTAGTTTCTTATCCTTTAGTAATTTATTATACAACAATGCTGCTTTGACATGAACAGGAGAACCTTTTTTGTAAAGGTTTGCTGAATCGTGATATTTCTCAAGACCACGAACTGAGCGAGGAAAGAATATTTCTTCTGCTCCTAGTGTCATGAACTCTTTTCGGAAATCATCAATATATGTTATCACATCATCTTCTGTACCATTCATAATAATCTTGAAGATGTGTTTCATCTTATCTTTACAAGCAGATGGAGTTGATGACCTTATTGCTTCGATACCCATCATCTTGAGTTTAGGTTCTTCATACCTCACACCTTCAGAGTCATACACATTCATGATGTATCTTTTCTTAGCAGTCCATAGTGCTTTGTCTGCTAGATTCTCACGTTTCATCACCATCTTTTGATCGAAAGCATTTACATAATCCTTGAGTTTATCGTATGACTTATCGATAATCTTTTCCATCTGTTCAGCACAAACCTTGTCGAGAAAATTAATCACTTTAGTCTTGTCTTCTATGTCATCACCATACACTTGTTTCACAAGGTCATCCATACAGATATAAACAGAATCAGTATCAACTGCTACAACATAATCTTTTTCTTCTTCTGGTTTTAGAATCCCATTTAGATATCGATTGATTTCTTTCTCCACCCACTTGATGGATAATTGCCCAGAGGTAGTGATTGCCTCCGCAATTCGTTGGTCAAAATATCGGAAATGTTGATTACCCATAGCACCAAAAGCAGAGTTAAGAGTAATCTTTAGGTTGTTCTGCATATTGTGATACTTGGAAATAAGATGTGTCAGGTTTCTCTTTTCTTTCCTGTCTTTCTCTTTCTCCAACTTCTTCTTTGCTTCAATCATCAACAATTTGTATTTGACACGATTGTCGTAAAGTTCTTGCATCATCTCAGGAAGAAATCCCTGTTTATCCGTCTTGTAAAATTCGTTATTGGGAGTATAAGTTACTTTGTATTTTTCCAATGCTTGTAAATCCAAAGTTTCATCTAACAATCCATCTACTCCAGGCCGAGAATCTTTTACCTTTTGTAATTCTGGTGGTAGTTCATCAGTAATCAAAGTTTCTGGTGAAATGTTGTACTGCATGATTAGATGAGGATACAGAGAATTCAAATCAAAATTCACAACCCAATTATGAGAACCGATTTGTGGTTCTTTTACAAATGCTCCCTCAAAGTTGGATGATTTACTAGCGTGTGTTTTGGGTGGAATTACAATGTTCTTTCTCAAGAGATTGTTGTAAATCAAAGTATCCCACATTCTTACTTGGCCGAATGTATTACCATAGTTCACCTTACTAAGATAAGCAAGTGATACAACCATCTCAAGTAGTTTCATCTTGCCCTCAAGTTGTTCTACCAACTCCACATCTTTAATGTTGTATTCTATGAACTTCTGATAATCGTTTTTGTAAAGAAGATGGAGAGAACCCTGCTCAGAATAGTCGAGTTTATGTTCGCCCAATTCAACAAAAGCAATGTGGTCAAGTCGATAAGACTCTTGATTGACAGAAGTGAATTTACGATATGTTGAAAGATAGTCAAGAGTTTCCACACCATAGATTTCATACGTTTGGATTTCTTTACCGCCCAATCCATACATCATATATTCACGAATCTTTCTCCAAGGCGAAAGTAATTTCGATGGGTCTTTCTTAGCATCAAAGAGTCTTTGAGCACGATTGACAAGATACGGAATATCAAATGTTTCTATGTTCCATCCTGTGATAATGTCAGGAGATTCTTTATCCCACACTTCAAAAAACTTTTGGAGAAGTGCTCGTTCAGAATCAAATCGGAAATAGAATACATCTTTCCTATCGTGAACAAATTCACCCCTACCGAAAACATAACACTTTTTATCAATCTTGATGGTGATTGCTGTAACTTCTTCATTAGCAGTTTCGATGTTTGGAAACCCATTCTCAGAACCAGTTTCGATATCAAGATAAGCAATACGAATCTTGGAAAAGTCATATTCAATATGCTCTTCTGGAAAATGTTCTGCTATGAAAGAGAATTCAAACTTATCATTGCCGTAAATGTTAAAGTTATTAATCTCTTTGTATTTGCGGATGAAATCACGACACTCTTTCATGTTTCCTGGCCGGATTTCTCCAACTGGTTTACCTTCCAGAGTGCGGAATTTGGTTTCTTCTTGTGTAGGTATGAATAAGGTAGGATGGTATTCTATTCTGTCTTTGAATCTTTTGCCGTCAGAAGAGATACCACGAAATAGTATATTATTTCCTAGTGTAACAACATTGGTATAAAAACTCATCTATTCTTTTTCATTAAAATTGTGATATTTAATATAGTTCACTTCTAACTTATCTAACTCATTATAACACATTAAGATGTGTTTGTCAATCCAATTCTTTCTCCTATTAAATTGCCCTATTACAAATAAAAATTGTAAGTAAATAAGCCACACATATTTCATATTTCCCCCTCATGAAAGAAGTCCCGGCTTGTATTGGGTCTTCCCATTGACTCTTAGAGCCGTCATTGTTTTACTTCGATTGCTCCCATCAAGAACATAAGAACAATGTACCCATCCACTATTTGGGTCAACTCCATCATAAAATTCCAGAATGAGCTGGTCAAATACTAGATTTTTTTCAATCCATTTTGCGAGGTCTGGATTAGAAATTCTTGTAGATTCAAAGTCTGCTGCTTGACCATTACAATGCTGACTTGTCTTTGAACCGCCCACTGCTTTATTTAATGCTGGTGAACGATATCCACTATTAATACGAATAACCCCGAACTCATCTCTTATCGGTTGTAGAATAAAGTTACAGAGATTGACTAAATTAATAACGTGTTCCCTCGAAGCATCATTTGAAATCCCAAGTCTATCTGCTGTAGAACTTTTTATCATTTCTTGATACCCAAAGTTTTTTGTCAAGTGACCATTATAAGATGGTTTTCTACTTGCCATGATACCCTCTCTTAATTTTTATCTATATCAACTGATCCAGTAGTAGGATCATATTTAACTGTAAATGTCATTTCTATTGGTTTAATCGTTCCGTCTTTTAAATTGATAGGAAGTTTACCTTCTACTGCTCCCATTAATGCGTCTTTTGCATTATTGAAAGTATGTGTAGTATCTTCCTTTACTACTTTATCTAATTCTTTCTTCGCTTTTTCTGGAAGAATATCATCTATCATTCTTTCAACGTGTTCTGATGCTAGGTCTTGAGCTTTATCAACTACCAAACCAGCAACCACATTGAATAGCATTCCTGCAAGTGGTAACATAATTTTTTCTCCTAATAATTAAAAATAAAAAACCCCTCCAAAGTATTTATCTTTGAAGGGGCGAACAAGAAATTACTTCTTCTTGTGTTCAATCACAGATGGATTAGTGATCGGAATAATTCGTGGTTTCTTTTCCTCTGGAATAACTTTTTCCAGATAGATGTTAAGAAGACCATTCTCAAATTCCGCTCCTCTGACAACAATGTCATCAGCAAGAGTAAACTTACGAGAGAAAGAGCGATTAGCAATTCCTCTATGAACGTAATCTGGCGTATCCAGATTGTGTTTCCCCTTATCTTCTACAGATTTGATGTGGAGAACGCTTTCTGTAAGTTTGAGTTCAACATCTTTTTCCGAAAAACCAGCAAGGGCCAGTTCAATGACAAACTTGAGGTCATCTTCTTTTCGGATGTTGTAGGGTGGATAAGATCCACTTTCCTGTTGGTGTGGGAAATTTGCGAGACGATTGAACATAGAATCGAATCCAACGGAAAGACCCATGAATCGTTCTAAGTCGCCTACTGTGAAATTTGAGTGTGATGCTAATTGTACCATAATTCCTCCTTATTTAAGCAAGGTTGGTTAATATAAATCTCAATCCATAGCACAAGACTTGAGATTGGTTGTGAGACTACCACTATGGTCAGCCTCAATCACGCCATCCTTCACCTTTACATAGATGATGGAAGCGATGTCTTAAAATCGTAAAATATAATTTGAACAATGAATCTTCTGCATAACTTCCAGAATCTTTCACTATTAGTTTATATCTTGTTTTCATATTTATTTATATCCAAAATGGAGCGAGCAGTTGGATTCGCACCAACTTCTTCGGAATGGAATTCCAAAGCGTTCTAACAACTACTCGCAATTTGGAGCGAGCAGTTGGATTCGCACCAACCTCTTCAGAATGGAATTCTGAAGCGCTCTAATAGCTACTCGCTTTATTTTTTAAGCAACTTTTCTAAGTTGCTCACGAAATTGTTCACCAGATTTATTACCTTTTTTCAGATTATTCAACTTACTACAAACTCTAAGATTGTGATATTCTGTGACTCCACCGGCATCTATGCCCCAAGAGCGAGGTATATCGTGGTCTCCTACAACATCTTCAAACTCAATAGGTACATCTTCGTATTCATCAACTTTTCCAACTTCAACCCAACGTTTGTATGTATCATCAGAATCAAAAGTTTCTCTTGGGTCTAGTTTTATAACACCCCAATTTTGAAAATTCTTTTTGAATTCTTTGTTTAATATACTCCTAATATTAGCGATTGCTGTAGCACCCTTCCCACCAAAAAGTTTAGAAAATGGTGGTATTGTTTCGCCCGTGAGTTTTCCTGTCTTTTTTTCTTTTTTTGGTTTACCATCAGCTCCAACTGATTTTACTTTAACATGAACTGTTGGTTTTGAATATTCATTATAAACATTAAACCAAGATGTAACATAATTGTCATAATTTTCAATTTTGTATCCATTTTTTACCAATTCATTAGCAAAAAGAATTAATATTTGAGAAACCATCGGTGCCATTTTCTCTTGAAATCCAGCTTTTTTAACTGCTTTTAAGAGATTCAAACTAAAATCCCAAAATGCTTTCATTTTTGCTTCTTTGGTATATTTTAGTTTATAATCACCACCTGCTGCATGTTTTTCTTGTATCCATGAGGAATGACTTGATTCACTTAACCCCTTTGAATAGTCATGTTCACTAAAATAAATCATTTCAGATATCCATTGGTCAAGTTCCATGTGACCATTCAATGTAAACTTTTCTTTGGAAAACCAATTCAGTACTATTTTAGGTTTCTTGGAATTTGGGTTCAAAATTGTTCTTTCAAACAAATCATGTGTTTTCTCGCCCTTCAATGGTCTAGCATAATTACGAATATATGATGCTAAAGCTCCTTCAGTAGCATTACGAATTTCTTGGTGTCTCATAGTAGAAACATTATTCAACACATTAATAAACAAATCAGATGTTTGTTCATCTGACATTCCAAAATACCAAGTACATTTTAGGTTATGTGACATTATTCTCTCAAAAATCAAAGAATGGTCAGTCCGTAACTCATTTACTGAAAGATTTCTAATATCGTGGCCATCTATTGCTGGAAGACTTTCTGGTAAAACAAAATCACCATTCAGAAAATTCAAAATAGAACCAGTTCTTTGTTGTCCATCGACCATTTCAAATATAAAAATAAATTTACCATCTTTTCCTTTTTTCCATCTCACTCTTATATGAACTTCTGGAACTCTTTTATAACCATCCAAACAAATTGTTTGCATAATA